TTAGAAGGAGATGATTGAAAAGAAGGTTCTGGGGTAGAAATTACGGATTTAGGAGATTTGACTGCCTCAAGGAGAATATCTTTTAATTCTTCTTGAATAGCGGCTTTTACCTCTTCTCTAATGATTTTTCTAAGTTCGTTTAATTTCATGGTTATAAATATTAGTTTAATATGCTTTTAAATCGTCTCGGTCAATGATAAATTTAATTTCTTCTATTAACACGTTTGGATCTGAAGCGAATGAATACTCTGTGGTTAAAAGTACTATATTTGATTTATTTTTGGCAACTGCTCTACTTTGAGTAACTGTATCGGTATAGGGTCTAGTTTCAATGTCTAATACAAATCCTTTATAAGTACCTTCATTTGGGGATCTTTGTGCTAAATCTTCATTCTCAGCTAAAGTATTAATTGTAGGTGAGGTATCAGTTAAATCCGCAGTAGGAGAACATAATTGGATTAAAAGATCTAGTGATTTAAGTAGAGTAGTAATTTTTAAAATAACAGATTGTACAGCTGATATAGCTGGGGATACTGATGAGGCTAAAGTGGTTAAGGGTGGTAAACGAGGTGTACCATCTTCTTTAAATGTAGTTTGATCTTTTATATCACCTAAATTATCAATAGCAGCGGGGACAGCACCTGGGAGTCCTGTTGGGATGATACTCATGGCAATTTGGGATGATACTTTAGTTGCTGCTAATCCATTAATTAATCCTTGTATTAAATTAGCTATACCAGCTCCAGAATTTACAGTAGCAGCTAATCTATCTAAATCAACTCCAGTATTATTTAAAAAACCTACTATATCGTTCCTTTGGCGAATTAAACTATCTAACTCAGGTTTAGTAGGACAATATTTTTGCTTTAACTCTTCAGGGTTAGCTCCACCATCCATTTCTCCTTTAAGTTGTTCTATACCAAATTTAGCTATAAGAGCGGTTAAAGCAGGGGTGGCTTTTTTGGCTAATTTTTTTCCTTGTTCTAAAAATAAAGAAGGTAATTTTTGTTGGCCCTCTGGTTTTAGATTATTAGGGGTACCTTTATCGATAGCACTAGGGTCTACAGATGAAATTGAAGAGTTGACATTTAAGGCAGCTCGTTTTTTAGAATCTTGTATTCTAGTTTTTTCTATGTCTGATGGGGTTTGAGCCATTATACAGTGCTAGTGGTTTTAGATAATGAATTTTTTAATCTTTGTTTGTAAACAGGTATTTTTGGAATAATAACCGAAGCCTTAAGATTTGTGGGGGCTAAAGGTGTACCAGCCGGAACTCCTACTTGAGTAGAAAGTGCTGTTGTTAAAGATGATAAATCATCTAAAATATCTGTTAATAAAGACACCAATTCATCTCCCAATATAACAGGTTGAGATTCTTTAGTACCTCCTAAAAATACTTTATTAGATTGGAACACTGTATCTCCTGTAGTATCAGTGTATATACCTTCAGTAGCATTTAAATTAATACTTCTCCTAGAAGATAACATTATATGATCTTGAGTAGAATTAAACAATAATCTCCCAGAATTTAATATTGCTTGTGGTCCCGTATATTCTTTAGGGGCTACAGGTTTATTATTACCATAAGAAGCATATTCGTTTTGGGAAGATACTTCAATTGGGATTTTTTGGGTTGAAGTAAAATACATAGAAGATAAATCTCTATTTATATTTTCTTCAGTTGTACTTTGAGCAGGACTAGATAGTTCTGGGTTTTGTCCGTTTCTAAAAATTAAAATTGGATCACCTGCTTGCCCCACAGTTGACCAAGTATTTAAATTAGGGTATGTAGAACCAAATCTAATACTTTGACCCCATCTACCTTCATAAATTATATCTCCTTCAAAAGGGTATAAGGGATATATGTTAGATTTTTCCTTAAAATAATTCCCAGGTCTAAATTCGTTAGTATCTTGTTCCCCAGATTTATTAGAAGAACCTGCTTCAACTTCAGCTATACTTTTATTTTGTGAATCTGGTTTTAGGTTTTGGAATGGGTTTGGAGTTGGATTAACGTGAACATTATTCCAAATATTTAAAGTACTTAAATAATAGTACTTAATATTACCCGTATTAGAGGAATAATCTCCTGCTGGGGCTGTAAGTAAGAATACTACCTCGTTAACTAATGGATAAGTTTTAATATTAGAAAATAGAGGGGTAGCTTGTAATTGGGTTTGGTTGGGACGAGTAGCTAAAGGAGTTAAAATTTCAGCAACAATTTCTCCATTGGATAAAGATGTAGATTGGTTTATAGAGATAACCCTAGCAGGTAAAAACTGGGAGAATCCCTTAGAAACTAAATCTCGTAATTCCCCAGTAGAAATTTTTCCTAAATCACCAAACCACCCCATTTTTTACTTTTTATTTTGTAATTTTTCCATTTCCTCAAGCAATTGGGCTTTTTCCTCATCCGAAATACCTAAACCACCATCTTCGGCATTAGTAGATATGGCTCTTTGTACTAAAGTAGCCATTTTAATTAAGGCATCATCATTTTTAACACCAATTTCCATATATTCTTTGATTAAAGGTACGATTAATGTCGCATCTCCAATATCGGAAACCATGGGTTTTAATTCGGATATAAGCGCAGTCACTTGTGCTTCACGGCGTTTTTGGTTATCATAGATTTCCTCGAGTAAATCCGCGAATTTCTTTTTACCAAATACAACTTTTTCAAATTGAGTGCTCATATTTATATAATTTGTTGATTATAAATATAAACTATTCAAACTCTACATATCCATTATCTAAATAGAATATATAATTACCTTTAAATATATCGTATAAACGATTAGCTATTTTAGTGATTTTAGGGGTTTTAACATCAACCATTTCCCTAATGTAGATATAAAGTGCTTTTTTATTAAAAATATCTATATCCTCACGTTTACGAAATAATTCTAAAATAGCATCTGCTACCTCAGCATCATGTTGTTTGGGGAATAATTCAAATATATTTTCACTAACATATTCTACAAATTGATCTATATATTGGGTTAAGGGGTTATCTGTAGGATGGTCGTTTATACTATAAGAGTATTCTTCATTTTGATGTAACTCCTCTACTGGAGCTTTTTCTATTCGTTTCTTCTTGTTTTTCTGATTTGATAAGATCAAGTTTCGTTTTGCTATAGTTCCAAAATAGGAATATGCTTTTGCTCCCTTTTCGGGATTGAATAGATGTATCTTAGATAAGAGAAAACAAATTACCTCATGTTGTAGATGTTCAATTTCATCTACTTCTGTATAGTAGAATTTAAAGGTATGGATTATGTTCTCTGTTAACTTAAAAAACGGATAGTGAATCCGTTGTTGGTAGAGCTTGCTTTTTTGGTCCGGATCAGAAATGCTATTGTATAACACAATAGCATCTTCAGTATCCTGAGTAAAGTAATTTTTACTCTTGGCTTTTCTTTTTCTTGGCATAAGACATATTAAACCTTTTTTAGTTTAAATTCGTTTAAGATATCTTGTAACCCTTTGATTTGTTGAAAGAAAAAACCTACTTCATCATCTGACTTGAATGTTCCTTTAGCATCAATTTGCTGAAGTTTTTTGTCCGAAACCTCTATTACTCGCGAGATTTTATCTAGGTAATCTAGATAACCTGCGAGGATATCTTCCTGTTTTTCAAATTTGCGGAGAAGGTTAAAGGTTGTATACCCTAGGGCAACAACCAAAACCGATAGAATAACAATAGCAGTAATCATAAATTATCTAACAAATTCTTTAAACCTTCACTTTTCATTGAACCTAAAGCCTTTTGTTGCTTGCTAGCATTTTTGGGCTTTTCGTTTAATGTAAAATTCTTTTCTTGGGGTGGCACGGGATTTTTCAATTTAGGTAACCACTCACGCTCAAACTCAATACGTGCCGCCATCAAATCTGCCTGGTGTAGGATAAATGGAAGACAAGTACGTGGCTTTTGTTCGGGCATGTACGTAAATAGGTACTTTTTATTAGCCTCATCATACAAACCATCATGGGTTTGAATAGCCAACATTTCATTAAATGTATATTGAACACCATGAGATTGGAGAATAAACAATCCTCTATCAGGAACTGAGGCAAATGGAACCTGGGTGTTGAATTTGTAATCTTCACCTAGCTTTTCTCTTCTCCATTTATCATCCTGGGGGATATAGGATTCGTGTTGATCATCTCCCATTTTACCCAAATCATGGTTGATAGCAGAGAATACAAGTTCCTCCATAGTGAAGTCTTCCATATTAGCACCTTCACTTTTCCATAATTCGTATTGTTTACGAGCACAACGGACAACACGATTAACGTGTTCAACATACCCACCTGGAAAAGCATTGTGGTATTCCTTTTTGTGAGAAGCGGGCATTAGAATTAGACGATCTTTGTACTTGTTATATAGATCCAACATTGCTTGCTTTCTATTACCTTTAATATAGGTTTCAATATTAGCAATAAGCTCGTCCCAATTAAATTGTATTTCTTCAGCTGTTAATTTCATCTTATCTTCCGTAAACAGTTCCCATTCGTTCAACCATACTATTAAGATCATTAAGCTCCTCAGTAATATCATCTAAAGTATTATGGATATCTTGAATGCTAGTACCTTGACGGGTAGTCATAACTCTAAGAGTTTTTACTTTGCCGTCAATGCGACCTAGTTTTTGTTGGAATAATTCTTTGTTCTTCATGTTATTTAATTTAAAATGGGTTTCCCGAGTGATGGGGTGGAACATCTCGCTCCTTTCTCTCTCCCTCTCTCTTTCTTTCCCTGTACCCTAAAAATAAAATAGAAAAATTGGGGAATCAAGCTTGAGTTAAGAGATCTTTAACTTTCTTTATATGGGCGCATTTTTCATACTCTTCTTTCTCCTCCCAAAAAGATATTGCTAAATCACAAGCTGTGATAGAGTATTCATCTGAAAA